GTGGGAGAAGACTACTATCCAGACGACTACAAAAAAGACATTCAGATTCAACTTTTGAGTCCATACGACCTTGTTGTTGGTACATGGAAATTGATAGGAGCATTTGTTAATACTTTGAATTTTGGAGAACTTGACTATTCAAATGAAGAAATTGTTCAACCAAGATTGACTATAAGTTATGATTATGCTATTTATACAACATCTCAAACACAATAATCAATTGATATTATTGATATAAATCAAGTGACTAAGACCTTTCAGGTCGTAGTCGAAAGCCCAAATTGAAAATTTGGCTTTCATTTGATTAATTATTATTTAATTTTGTTTTAATCTATTAATATATAATAGGCAAAGTTACAGGTTTTTTTTGACACAATCAATATCTGTGGCAGTTAACAGTCTGTTATTCATTGTTAACATTGTATAAACAACAATTCGTTGTTCATCATAAATAATTGTAAATCAAAAAATTAAACATGAATTCAACCGTAAAAGTTACCAGTTCAAAAATTGAAACATCCGGTACAAGTCAAGAGCCAGAGCCAGCTATTGTTGCTGATACAACAGTTCCGGCCGTCCAAGAGTTTAAGAAATCAACCTTTCCTACCAATGTAGTACCGCTTCCAAGCAAAGGTTTACTTTACTCAGTAGATGATCCGCTCAGTCAAGGCTATGTAGAAATGAAGTTTATGACTACCAAGGAGGAAAATATTCTCACTACGGAGTCCTATATAAAACAAAACATTGTTTTGGACAAATTCCTTCAATCAATGATTATTGGGCCTAAATTTAACCATGACAATTTGTTGATAGGGGATCAGAACGCTTTGATTATTGCCAGTAGAATCTATGGTTACGGAGAAATGTACACTATCGAGGTTACTACTCCATCCGGTAAGAGACAAAAGGTTGATATTAATTTGGAAGAGTTGCCTCATAAAGAATTTGATGAGAGTCTTATTACGAAGAATGAAAACAGATTTTCGTACTATTTCAAAAATCGAATAGGCGAATATACTATTGATTTCAAACTTCTCACCGTGGGAGATCAAAAAACGATAGATCAGAAATTGAAAAAAGTCAAATCCTCTGTTGCTGCGGATACTCAGGTCACGACACGTTTGCAACAAATGATTCTTTCTGTCAACGGAAACAGCGATCCTAATTTTATACGAATGTTCATTGAGAATGAATTTCTTGCTGCCGACTCTCGTAAGTTTAGAGAGTACGTAGCCAGTGTTCAACCCGGTGTAAACATGGAAATAGACTTGATTGATGAGGAGACCGGAGACTCCTTTCGCTCACAAGTTACCATCGGATCAAACCTTCTTTGGCCTGACCTCTGAGTATGATCAGAAAGTAATGGATCAGATTTTTGAACTGGTGTATTTTGGAAAGGGCGGGTTTACATTTGAAGCCGTGTACAATATGCCAGTAAACGTCAGGTCTTATTACTATGTCAAGTTAGCCAAGATATTGGAAGAACAAGCAGCAGCCGCAGAAGCCGCAGCATCAAAGAGAAGGTAGGGGTTCCCTTACCTTTTCTTATTATAAAACACATCAAGGTTGATATTTATAAACAAGGAGAAAACCTATGTTGAAAGAAAACTTATTTGCATCTATTGGCAAACTCATTGCCAGTGTATTTATTCAGAAAGATATAAAGAAGGCTATCCGACAGGCCGATAATGATCCGGAACTACAATCTACATTGCAGAGTATAAAGTATCACACCGACAGGCTCAAAGATTTGCAGAACAATCACTGTCAAAAGTTTCCGACATCCCCGCAATGTAAGAATAAGAAAAAAGTCAGATACGATCCAAAGACGGATACTTTCAAACCATTGAAAGCATCTGGGTACAATATTCCGCTGGAAACAAAACCGGAAGCATCCTTCAAGAAAAAGAAGAGGTAATGACGAGTGGCTAAGCAAAAACCGGATTTTAACTTAAAAGATATAGAAGCTATCGTAAAAAAGTATGATAGTATTTCTAAAATGAACGCAGCTACATCTGACGAGTTCGTTAAGATTTCTCGTGAATTGAAGAAGGCTGTTGCTATATTGGAATCCGGGTTTATAAAGAGTAGAGAGGACGCGGAAAGTTTCATTGAGAATGTTCAGAAAGGTCTCAAAGTAACTGATGAATACACTACGAAGTTAGCCAAGAATTCTGATATTACCAACAGAGAACTTGACGCTGTTATTAAACAGTTTCGAATTATTGAAAAGTTAGATGCGAAGAAGTTAAAGGTTACTACCGATGTAAATAATCTTGTTAAGGAACAAAATGAAGAACTATTTGATCAATTAAGTTTGTCCGGCAGGTTATTATCAAAACAGGAAGAAATACTCAATATAGTATCAAGGGTCAAGAAACAGGCAGAGATGCTTTCGTCTGAGTTTGAAAATACAGATGAGATTCTAAAAAAGTTCATAGAGAATGAGATAGATTTGTCATCTATGCTCAATGATCCTATATCAAAACTCAATGCTTTTGATGATTTGACTGAGAAGGTAACAGATGATTTGAAGTCTATGGTTTCTTATATCAAGAACGAGAGTATCTACCTTGACCTGCGTTTTGATCCGATGGATGCAGAGTTGGCTAAACAGATAGACAATGTTCGGACAAATATAGCAAGAGAAAAGAAATTAAGGTTTGATGCGCTGCATGAATACTTCGCAGAGAATACTCTCCTGTCAGATAGAATGGCGGCGAAGATGGCTGCTGATATGTCTGGTGGGAAGATTAAGTTTGATATTGATACCGGAGCAATTACCAATAAAAAAGGTACATTCATGCCGGAAGACATTGAATACGCCAAGCAGAAAAAAGTGCTGGATGGTATAGTCAAAAAACAGAATCTTTCCAAACAAGTGACGGATATCCAAAACGAGTTTATTGATCTTTTGAGACTTGAAGGGAATTTGACAAAGCAGCAGCAAGATAGATTGAAGCAGATACAGAATTCCATGACTGTTGCGGACAGGGTACTGATAAATCAGGTACACGCAAGGATTGATATTATGCGAAAGGCAGAAGCAGAATTGGTTTTGGCCAATAAAGTTACAATAGCACTTCGTGCAAATACCAAGATATTACATGGTATGGGAGTAATTGTTAACAGGATAGGAGACGGGTTTGATTACATAAACGATATACTTCCGCTCGGTATAGGAAACTTCTTAGGGCTTCAACAAGCAAGTTATGAATTGACCAGATCACACGAGAGAGGGGTGGAATCATTTGTTGAAAAATACAAAGAAACGCAAAATACTGCACAGGCATTTGCTGCGTATTCTGCTGAAATCAGGAGTTCATTGGCTGGCCTTATGAATCCAGTGACAGCAATAGTGGCTGGTCTTGCCGTCATGTATAAATTCTCATCCGACATCACTGAGAAGTATAAAGAGATGACCAATGCTCTCCACACTTCTATTGTGCAAAATAAAGAAATACTGAAAGTTCAATACGACACACTGACTTCCGTTAAGAACCAGTTTGCGACTATGAACGAAATACAAGAAGTTCAGGCTGCTATTGTTGGATCGTCCGGGAAGGTATTTGAACTAACAAAAAAGGACGCCAAAGAACTTACTATCCAAATGACAAACATAAGCAAAGCATTTGGTGTCACAAACGAAGAAGCCGTAAAAGTTCATAAGACATTCAAGATGGTCGGTGCTGATGATAAAATGGCACTGATGTTGCAAAAGAATATGCACTATATGTCGGAGATGGCTGGTCTTAGTCCACAGATAGTTGCACAGGACTTGTTAGAAAGTGCTGATGTAGTAGCTACGTACTTTGCAGGTATGCCGGAAGAAGCCGCTAAGGCTGCGGTTGAAGTTAGGCGTATGGGTATGTCTCTCAAACAGGCGGGTTCAATTGCGCAAAAAATGTTGAACCTCGAAGGGTTTATGACAGATATGTACGAGTTGTATGCGATGACTGGTACAAACCTTGATTTCAGTCAAGCATTTGAGAAAGGACTTCAAGGCGATATTAAGGGCATGACGAAGAGCATTGTTGATGAGATAGGTTCCCTCCAAGAGTTCAATGACATGGACTATCTCACTCGGCAAAAAATAGCTACTACGTTGGGGATGTCGTCTGACGAACTTGCCAATATGGTTAAGATGAACGAGGATATGGCCAAGTATTCCGAGGATCAGCAAACTTGGTTACAGGACAACTATAAGACAATGGGAGACTTGACGAAGTTGTCTGACGAACAAATAAAGCAGCGTATCAATGATGGGATGGCTACTGACAGACTTGGTGTTGCGTGGGAGAAAATAAAAGGCACACTCACTATGGCACTCCTTCCGCTGGTTGAATCTTTCGCTGCCGGAATAGATGCTATTGCCCCGCTCATAGATGCTATTGTAGTTTCTTTCAAAGCAGTAGGATCACTTGTCAAAATCATAGCTCCGATTATCAAAGGATTGTTTTTGCCTTTTCAATTTATAGGCGGAAAAATATCTGAACTTATTGGGTGGCTGGAAGATATGTTCACTGTATCGGACAATACAAAAAAATTACTTGATGATGTTTCTGCGAAGTGGGATATGATTGGTCAAGGAATTGGTGTGGCACTTGCCGGATTTATAGCATTTTACAAGCCAGCCAGAGAAGGATTCAAGTCGCTGTTTTCTTCCATATTCGAATCTATACCGATAATAGGAAAAATGTTCAAAGGTTCAAGTACCGATGTCAAAAGTTCTGCTACTGATACTGGTGCTGCTGTCAGTAGCATGACGGATGGTATAAAGTCTTCTATGTCTGAAATGATAGATTCTGTCAAGACTATGATGCAAAGTATGACTGAATCGGTTAAGAAATCATTTAGCGAGATGAAAGGGGAAAGTGCATCTTTGGGAAACGCTGCCAAACAGGTCACGAGCAAAGTTACAGCAGACGTTGCGGATGCCACTGTTTCTGCTGGTGACAAGACTATTGAAACCAATAAGAAAATAGAAAAATCGGTTGACGAAGTTAAGAAAAAAATTAGCAAGGATTCCGGAAACTCCTTGATTAGCAAGGCTTCTGAAACAAAAACCGGGAAGGTTATTCGAGAAATAGGTATCAAAGCGTTGGCAACATGGGGTATTCGCTCTACTATGGAAATGTTGAACTTTACCAAATTAGCAGAAGAACACTTAGGGTTTTTAGGAGAGAATACGAAAATGGTCGTGATGGCAGCTTCGGGAGGTCTCGGCACGCTCGTAGGCAATTATCTCAATGAGAGTATGGAAAAAGTTCTTACCAAAACCATGGAGAAAACTATTGACAGTGCTATTGATAAGCCTCTTGGTAAAACTTTTAAGGGAGCGGTTGACAAAGGTAAAGGTGCGTTCGGAACGATAGGAGACTTGGTAAAAAAGGCGTTTAATATTCCACAAGTGTCAACGACTGGAACCTTTGATCAAATGGCTACTTCTGCCAAGAAGGCGGTTGAACCACTTAGCACGGTCAAGGAAATTACGGAAGATATAAAGACTAAGAAAAATACAGAACTCGAAACCATAACAACTGCTCAGGAAGTGGTAAATAACCGAAAAGTTGTAGAAGAACCGCTTAGTAAAAAAGTCAAACCATCATTGCCTGACACGGAGAGCGTAGATAAACCTGTCCGCAGTATAGGCGACAAACTTAAATCTGGATTTGATTTTGTGAAGAACATTTTGTCTTCTGCGTGGGACGGTATAAAGACTGTTGTGACGGATGTTATAAAGTTGATTACAGATTCGCTGAATACCATTTCAAAAAGTATGTCAACGGTTTTGAAAAACATATCAGATGGTATTGCGGGTGTAATGAAGAATCTTTCATCCGGAATCGGGGAATCTATAAATAACATTCTTTCTGGTATAGGAAAGGGATTGAGTAGTTTTAAGGTGCAAGCATTGATTGGTGCTGCTGCACTTGGCATTGTTGCCGGGGCATTGTGGGTAGTATCCGAGGCAGTTCAAAACTTTATTTCTGTGAGTTGGGAAGATATGGCTAAGGCCGGAGTGGCACTTGTCGGACTCGGTGCCGCTGCCGTTGCAGCCGCTGCGCTATCTCCGATACTTCTCACAGGTTCAATTGCCATTGCCGCCATGGGCGCTTCCCTGATACCATTTGCGTATGCCGCCAGTTTGGCCAGCGAAAACATAGACAAGATAGTTCCGCTGATAGAGGCATTTGGTTCGGTTATAACATCTGCATTTACTGGATTATCAATGGTTATCAGGACGGCCTCTGACGGGATAACTAATATCTTTTCAACCTTTGCCGGAATTGATATTCCGCACTTACTTGCGATTGGCCCAGCCCTCGCGAGTATCAGCGTAGGACTTGCAGCACTGGGCGCGGGTTCTGCTATCGGTGCTATCGGAAGTGCTATATCCAGTGTCTTCGGAGGCGATCCGATCAAAGACCTTGAACGGTTTGCGGCTCTGGCCGATCCATTGACAATTGTTAACAATGTCTTAAAGGAATTGGGTTCTACACTTTCTATATTCTCACAGTCTTTGGAAAGTTTAAATACAGAGTCGTTGTCAAAGTTTGCAAGTTTGGGAATGGTTTCTGCTATGTCAAATGTACAGCCAGTGAGAAATCCAGTTCAGCCTCCAACTGCTACTGCACAGGTACCTTCCAAAGAATCGGTAGGTCAGAATAAACAAATTAGACCTTCCGGCGTTTACGATGTCACCGAGACGGGAACAAAGTTGACTGCTGGAAATACTTACAATAACCAAGACTATCAGAATCAGAACTACTACGGAGATGATACTGACATGATGTCTGACAATACTGAAACGAATATGCTTTTAAAGCAGATGATTCAGTTGATGGACAGGTTGGTTAAGAAAGATACCAATGTGATATTAGATGGACAAAGGTTGAACACTATTACAAAAAAGTACAACAATAACTGATGCCAAGACCAAGATCGCAATTTCCGAAAGAGCAATTTTATTTTAAGAGATTACAGCCGGGCGCTGCGAATCCTAACTCAGTCGTTCCGGGCGATGCAGAGTATCTTTCGTTTGAAGCGCATATAACGTCGTGGTCTGATTCTTCCAGTCCCAACTGGGCAGAGTATTATGACATGGGCCGTGCAGACGCCAAGGTTCAATATCAGTCAGTTACCAGAGAAGTCAGATTGTCTTTCTTTCTTGTAGGTATGAACAAGGACGAGCATAATAACAATCACGAGTTCTTGCTTGCCAGACTTGGAAGAATGACATATCCGATATACACGACTGGTACTGGATTCGCGGGTTGTCACGTATATTTTAAAATAGGCGGAGTCATAGAGTCGTATGGAGTTATTACATCTCTCACATACGATTGGAAGCCAGAGTATCCTATTATAGATTATCGCCCTATATATACAGACGTTTCTTTATCAATCAGGGTTCTTGCCAACGTGGACGGTAAGAGGCCCAATGCAAATCAACGGTATTTCATCTAAGGATTTTTATGCAGAGATATAGTCAATTCACAGAAATACTTCACACCGATGAAGGCAAGCGTAGATATTCAACGCTATACTATCCAAAGTTTGAAAAGAAAACTTCTGATATTTACATTGTGTGTAATGCAGCGGACAGGCTTGATTTGATATCGTTCAACTACTATGGCGATGCTCGGTATTGGGTAGTCTTAGCTCGGGCGAATAAGTTAAATAATGCAACCTTGAAGCCGCCAATTGGATTTAAGTTGAGAATACCTTATCCGCTCAATACAGGAGATGTAGATCAAATATTCAGGGATACTCAATTCTAAAATATGTCAGAAAGTTTATACAGAAGAAATCCGGTCGAGGGTGATCCGTATGGTATATTGAAATCCAGAAGGGGTCTTCTCAGTTCCTATTATGACGGTAACAAGTCTGCTGCTGTCAGGGACTCTTGTTATGTGTCACTTACCGGACATTATATAGGATGCGATGGCGGGGGTTCTCGTACTGTTCCGTACAACGATTCGAATTGGGATGATACATACTACGGAGGCGGTAAGAAGAAGCCTCGTCCGGATTTGGAAAACGTAACAATTGAATACGGAGGAGACTGGGGTCTTGCTCGTAAAATATCTGCAACTATACGATGTTATACCATAGCAGACTTTGAAGATATTCAAAGATATTTTTTGTTGCCGGGCAATTTGATAGATGTCGAGTTTGGATACAAACTTGCATGGGGAGTCCAACAGAAAAGTCATACCTTGAAAGATTTCAAAGTAGCAACCTTCGGGTTCAATACTACATCTGAGGGATTTTGGGTTGCAAACTTTACAGCCGTATCTTCTGCCACAGCAATAAAAAATTTGGACATTCAATCTGTCATTTGTAATGGTTGTGATGGCGGTGGCGCTGGGATTTTTTATATAACCGGAGAAGACAAAACCAAGCACAAAGTAGTAGGGATTGCGCAGTTGATAGCAGCAGATGCTCAGAAGAATGGCGAGTATTCAATTGAATCTATTGAAGACGGCGATGTGATTGATTATTTTTCACAATACAAGGTTGATACAGAGTTATATCCAGTTAAGCCTCCCGGTATTGCATCGGCAGCTATTGTTATATACAACGGAGATCATCTACGTTCATCGGATGGTAAGATAGGTAAGTGGCTAAATGCTTTGACGGAGCCTGACAGGAGCGAGGTTGATACTACTAATAATCAAGTTTATCTTACACTTGGATATGTTGTTAACAGAATAATCAATGATCAACTTCTTAGAAACTTAACATCTTGTATTGGTAATAAAGATAAAGACTATTTTAAAAAGTTGAAAGTCGATTTTCATCCGAAATATTCTTTTTCAAAGATACCAGCTAATTTGACATCCGGCGATCCTACCACAGTTCTTCTCATAGGAAACGCCAACTATAAGAATACCAGCGGAGAGGGAAAGAACTTTGATAAGGACTGCAAGCAGCCTGCAAAAGTAAAATGTCACGATGGTCAAGGAAACATCACTCTCAGAAATATTTTGATACACCGAACCGTTGTTGCTGGCGCTCTTGTTGCTGCTACTAAACAGCGCGAATCTGATTCTGATTCAACCGATGTTTCGGACACCAAAAGCGAAGTTGTCAATATCATTGACTTCTTTGAAAAGATTGCCGATCACATATCCAGTTGCACTGGTGGAGCCTTGGCTCTGAGACTTGTTGAAGACCCAGACGATTTAAAAAAACTTATAGTAGTAGATCAAAATTTTGGTAGTGCCAAAGAAGCATTGCAGTGTGTGGTGTTAGACCCGATAGATGGAGATGGTTCAACCAGAACGTGTGACATTCAAAGCAATGTCGGTTCTCAGGAATACAAGGCAGCCATGTTCGTCAATGCCAGTAAGAAGGGCGACATATCTTCGGTTTTGAGAGGCTGTGAAACGGACTTGAACACCGCAAAGAAAAAGAGTTACATGAAGGCGGTTGATGATGCCTACGAACTCGTGGTCACTCCGGGTAACTTGGGCAAAAATAATTTTAACGGTCAGGATATAAATGCTTTGAAATCGGCTGTTGCGTCTATGTTCAAAAACAATCAAGATGCCAAATCAACTGAAACCATACACTATCCCGGCCTAAGTATCAGTGCCGACCTTGATGGTGTTTGGGGTATTGTCCCGGGATGTGCTATAAGCACGACTCAGATACCAAAGAAGTGGAGGAATACATACCATTCCTACTTCATGGTTACTCGTGTCACTCACACCTTTCAGCAGTCCGACTGGTCAACAAAGGTTGATGGGATACTTGCATACTACCCAAATATAAATTACATAGAACTGTAAAGGAGACGCTTGAATGAAACTACGCGCAATACTCAATGAAATAGGCGATAGCGCCAAGGTTTATGATTATGATAAATATAGTCTGCCGCAAATCGGAGACAAAGCCAGAGATGGCAATGTATATAAAGTTAACTTTGTAACAGATAAGGGTACTAAATATATAGTGCAAATGTTTGTTAGGTTTGTCGGTCGCGATGAGTTGGGGATAGAGGTGGAATTCAAAACAACAGAAGATGACTACGATGCGTACAGTACACAAACAAACAGGTATGAAGTATTCTCGGTCATGGCTACTATTTCTGACATTCTTCTAAACACATTAAAGGACAATTCTGACAAGATAAAATTTATTGAATTTTCTCCAACTAAAACAGAAAACGATAGATACACAACACCAGCAGACAAGACTCAAAGAGGCAAGTTGTATTTGGCGTATGTAAAATCTAAACTGTCCTCCGAAGGAATCCCATACAAAGTTCAGTCTGACGGCGAAACGGTTATTATCAAATTATTCTGACAAGTTCAACGATGCCAATACGTAAGCCATATTTCAACCTTCACCAGATTCAAACTGGTCAATATACTTCCGGCGGTGAATTCGTTCTTGCCACTGGCGAAGTGTATATTGGGGCGTATCACGTCATACCGACCGGACAACGATTTACTGGGTTTCGCCCAGAGACAGGATCGGTTGAATTGTTCGAGTTGAGGTTGAATTCTACTTATGATATTTTGACATATAATAAGTTGACGGAAAGCGAGGGGAGCCGATATCTTACGCCCATATCTTATTCGCCTGTCCCTACGATGGACGATTACAAGGTTGGACGTATAGAAAGATTTTTTATACAAAAAAGAAACTCGGCCATGAATACAATTTTAGAAATTGATTCTCCACAGTTCAATTCCATAAACACCAAAAACAACCCGGGAATCAACGGAGTCATATACAATTCCTTGCGAGTAGAATGGATAATATCAAAGATTCCCATAGAAGATGCAAGATACTTGAACTCGTTTACTGTTCAAAAGTCTCTTCCAACTTTCCCGGGGTTGAACCTGATTCTGATCAATCCGCTTGAATTTTACAGGTGAACTGTTAACACAATGCAAACGGACTCACAACTTGATTAGCGCAATGTATCTTTGCGAAAAATGTTTTACATAGAACCAGACATTGAAATCAGTTGGAGCGATGACACAAACATCGTTGTTCCTATTTTGTCGGACAGGCACCGTCACTGGTCTGACAATCGCTTGTCGTTCGTGTACATATACAATACGAGGATTCATAAAGAAGCCTTGGTTGGGATTCATCACAATGACCTCTCCTGCGTATCAGAATCGTTTCTGTTGAACTTTATAGGAAAAGACAACTATGTGTATAGGAAAAAGCATATCGTTCAACACAGGTCAAATTTTGAGGCCGAGATGATGTACTGGTTCTGCACAAATGAGAAACTTCCTGTATCGTATCCATACCAAATACGCTGGTATTGGTCTAATAGTGATGTGGAGAATGTAAATGATTGTATTCCGATTATGAAGTGGTTGGAATACTGCCGAGATGTCAAAGACGGGTTGTTGCTGGCTCTCAATAAATTTGCCATCGGTGATTCGTTTCGTAAATATAATGACTTTGTTTCCGATCTTGCCGAGATAGAATTTATTGGTTTGAATCCGGAGAAATGCGAATACAATCCTTATACCCTGACAGGAAGACCGTCCAATCACTTTGGCAATATCAATTACGCAGCCTTGAACAAATCCGATGGTTCAAGAAAAAGATTTGTCAGTAGGTATTCAAAAGGTGTTCTTGTGGAAATAGACTTCTCGGGATTTCACTTGTACTTGATATATTCCATTTTAGGTTTGCCGTTTCCAGAGCAAGTATATGTTGAACTGTCAAAGTATTATCCGGAAGGAGTTAACCCAAAAGACTATACTTTCAAACAGATATACGGAGGAGTGGAGGAGGGTTTGAGAGACATTGAGCCGTTCAAGTACATAAACGAACTGGTGTTCGCACTATACAAGAAGTTCATAAATGATGAACTCTTTACATTTATATTTGAAAAACCCATAATAAAAGAACATTATGACAACATAACTCCTACTAAGTTGTTTAATTATATGTTACAGAACTTAGAAACAGAATTTAATGCCGAGATACTCAAACGTATTAATGAACTGTTAACAACTTATAATACGAAGTTAATACTTTATACATACGATTCTTTTCTCTTTGACTATGATCCGGCAGATACCATACAGGTTTTCAAAGAAATAATCCAAATACTTGGAGGGGTTCCCTTCCACTTGAAGGTCGGAACGAACTATGACGAGATGAGAAAAATTAATATATAACAATATGTTAATTGACTTGACAAGTCCACTTTCAAATCTTATCTTTGTGAAAAATGTTTTTAGTGATAGGGGTACTAATCCCCAATTTTTTTACCATTCAAAAGGTTTTACCATGAGTACAACATTAGATCGAATCAAAAAGCGGTTTGAGGACATTAAAACTCAGGCTGAAAAAAAGCCATCCAGTACAAGCAATTCGCTTAAATGGCGTCCGGAGTCCGGCAAACAGGTTATCCGACTACTTCCGTTCAAGTACAACGAAGACCCTGATTATCCGTTTTTGGAATTGGCATTTTATTACAAGGAAACATTTGACAAGACGTGGCTCAGTCCTGCGTCTGTCGGAAAACACGATCCTGTAATAGAATACGCCCAATCGCTCACAGCGAGAAATCTCCCCAAGGACGAATGGACAGTTGCCAAGAATTTGCAGTATAAACTCATGCCTAAGAAGACGTATTATGCACCCGTGCTGATACGCGGAAAGGAACACGAAGGCGTTAAGTTTTGGTCGTTCAACCCAAAAATTTTCGCAGAATTACTTAACATTATGAGCAACGATGATTATGGTCTTGTATCCGATATCCAAAACGGTACCGACCTGACATTGGATTTTACTCCGGCAGACGATCCGAGACAGAATCAGTATTCCATTCAGCCTCGCAGGAATAGCAGTCCGGCATCCGAAGACCCAGAAGTTTTGAAGGCAATTGAAAATATGCCTAACATCATGGACACATTTACTGTTCCTTCAAGTGAAGAGTTGAAAGCAGCCCTCAGACAATATCTTTCTACTGATAGAGAAGAGCCAACCCAGCCATCCAAAGCAATAGAAAGTAGAACTCCGGCTCCTGCATCCACAGCATCTTCTCCAAAACCAGCAGCAAAGCCCGAATCCGACTTTGATATGAACGCTATTATGGATGAGTTTGATAAACTTCTTGGATAATGGCGAAGAAATCTAAGCAAAGTGATAATACGGCGATGACCGATTCTCTTGCGGACGATGTCTTGGACATAATAAACCGCAAGTTCAAGGAATACCAAGGCGCGGCCACGTTTATGACAGATGCGAACGTAGTTAATGCGTGGTGCAGTTCCGGATGTGACATTTTGGATTTGGCAATATCAAACAGACCTAACGGCGGATTTGGTTACGGCACCATCGTTGAACTCTTCGGCTTGGAGGGCAGTGGTAAAAGTTTGCTGGCGGCCCATATTATGTCGGAGTGCCAAAAAGAAGGTGGACTGGCTGTTCTGTACGACACCGAAAAGGCACTTGGTATGTTAGACTTTTACAAGTCCCTCGGTTTGGATGTTGCGAAAACTATCTACACTGACAAGTTACGGGCGGTTGAAGAAATCTATTCCTCTATGGAGCAGATAATCGAGCATACTTTGAAACGGAATCCGGACAGAAAAGTTGTGATTGTGGTTGATTCTCTCATGGGTGCCAGTACATTGGCAGAACTTGAAGGAGGTTACGAGAAAGAGGGGTACGCGACAAACAAAGCCATTATAAACTCATTGGCCATGCGCAAAATTCCTTCTTTGATTGCAGGGAAGAATATACTTATCATCCTGATTAATCAGGTTCGTGATAATGTAAATGCGGTAATGTTTCAAGAGAAGCACATCACTTCCGGCGGCAAGGCTATTGGTTTCACGGCCTCTACTCGTTGTAAACTTACCAAGATTGGCCCCATCACGGTTACGGTTGACGGATCAAAAATAGTGATAGGGGAGCAGGTTGAGGTACGGATTGTGAAAAACCGACTCGGCCCTCCTCGTAGGAAGGTTGTTTTAAATATCCTGTATGACTCTGGTATTGATAGATACGGATCGTGGTTGAGTTTGTTGAAGACTTTGGACTGTGTAAAACAATCCGGTTCTTCTTACTCATACGAATACGTAGATACTTCTACCGGAGAACTGATAACCAAGAAGTTTCAATCCAAGGATTTCAAAAAGTTGCTGACAGATAACCCAGAATTGAGGGACATTATTTACCAGCAGATATGTGATTCCTACATAATGAAATATGACCTTGGAGATGAAGAATTCGGGATTGATGACATTGTAATTGACACAGTTGAAGAATAAAAAAATATGAATAGCTTGTTAGGAGAAATTCTTTTACATTCGAACGAACACAAGAACGATAGAGTTCTTATCATAGACGGTACAAACACCTACATTCGAGTGTGGGCTTCCATGCCGGACATTTCAAGCGGCGGAGAACACGTTGGTGGGGTACTTGGGTTTCTGAGGTCTTTGGCTCTGAATGTGAGAGAATTTTCTCCTACTCGCTGTATCGTAGTTTTTGATTCAAAGGGAGGATCGCTTCGTCGAAAGAAGTTGTATCCAGACTACAAGGGAAAGCGAACGGGAACGGTTTCTTCATCTAAAATAACTTTTCCCTCTCCGGAGGAAGAGAAACTTTCGATGAAGAACCAGTTCTCGATAATTCTTCAATGCTTGACACATCTTCCCCTGCACATTGTGGCAGTTGATCATATAGAAGCAGATGACTCAATTGCATATCTATGTACCAATTATTTTACCGATTCCAAGAAAGTACGGATAGTTTCGACGGATAGAGATTTTCTTCAACTTGTCAATGACCGGATTGAGGTTTACTCGCCTGTGAAAAAAGTATTATATGATGAGAAAAAAATTAAAGAGGAGTACGGTTTGATTCCTCAAAATTATCTTTTGTATAGAGTCATTGACAGAGATACATCGGATAACATTGTCGGAGTAAGCGGAATCGGGAGAAAGACCTTGTTGAAATACTTTCCGGAAATTGCCGAGAAACCTATTGACAAGGAATACTTATTATCCCGTTCGGAAGAAGAAGTCAAAAATTCCAAAAAACCAAAGAAAATTTTTACCTCTTTGTTGGAACATAAGGACGTGATCGATTTGAATTATCAACTTATGCAGTTACAGGATGTTGATATTTCTCTAACGTCAAAGGACAAAATAGTGTCCCTCGTGGAAGCCCCATGCAGGTTCAATATAGTTGGTCTGAGAAAAATATTGATACGCGAATACCTTATGAATCACTTCAAAGATTTTGAGCGTTGGGCAATGTCTTCATTTAGTAACTTAAACGCATGGACACGTTAAACAAATTTGGTTATGGATTTCAGACAAAGGTTCTTTCATCCTTGATGACTGACAGGAACTTTTTGATGAACGTGCTGGATATTTTGGATACCTCTTATTTCGAAAGCGAAGCACTTAAATTCATTGCTAAAAATACAATAGAATATTTCAGGGAGTATCGTCAAACTCCTACATTGGAAGTCTTCAAGGTTCAAATTTCTAAAATAGAAAGAGACCTTTTAAAAACAGAAACAGTTGCTACATTAAAGGAAGTCTGGAACAATATCAGTTCTACTGACTTGGAGTATGTGAAGGCAGAAGCGTTAAAATTTTGCAGGCATCAAGAGATACGAAAGGCGTATGAGGCGAGTTTAGAAGATTTTAAAAATGGAGACTATGACGAGATTGTTAGGAAACTCGGAGATGCCAACAAAAAAGGACAACCCGGTCGAGGTCTCGGATTAGACTACCTGATTGATATAGATTACAGATATACTGCTCAGAACGAACACGAGAGAATACCTACCGACTGGGAAGTTATTAATGAGATTTCCGGTGGCGGTATTCCGAAAGGGAAGATGGCGGTGGTTATGGCTCCGACTGGTATTGGAAAATCATGGGTACTGGCAGCAATCGGAGCGGCCGCATTGAAGGCAGGAAAAACCGTTCTTCATTATACATTGGAACTTGATGATATTTATACAGCTAAGCGATACGATACGATTTTGACAGGAATACCCTACGATGACCTGTTGGCAAATCAGGGTACTATCAAGAAAACATTGGCAAAGTTCAAGGGCAAACTTTTTATTGAAGAGCATCCTACTTCTACATTGAGTTTGTCTGGACTTGAAATAAGTATTGACAAGTATATCATGGCAGGGTTCAAGCCTGATTTGGTTATTCTTGACTATGCCGAACTTATGAAAATCCCGTTCAACAATAATACCCGGGACGACAAAACCCTTGGACAGCACTATACTGATCTGAGAGGTTTGGCAGGAAGAAAAGAATTTGCGCTTTGGACAGCAGATCAGACCAATCGGGAAGGTGCCAACAAAGATGTTATCGGTACGGACTCTGCATCAAATGCTTTTGCAAAGATGTTTGTGGTGGACTTTATGATATCCCTGTCAAGAAAACCGAAGGACAAGGTGAATAACACCGCCCGACTTCACATCGCAAAGTCTCGACTTGGATCAGATGGTATGACACTACCTTGCTTGTTTGATACGGATAAAGGACGGTTTGAGGTTTACTACGAAAAGTCTGAGTCCGGAAAGAAAACCAAAGAAAACATGATGTCGGATTCTGAGTATGAAAAACAGTTCGGAGCTAAGCAACTGGACAAATTTTTCAATAAAAATTCCGGACAAGTGAATAATAATTTTTAACCATTAAAATAACAAGGAAAGTTACTATGGGAATTTTTGATTCACGCAGTACCATTAAACCATACGAATATCCTCAACTGGTAGAATATGCGAAAGCTATTATCAGAAGTCACTGGCAGGTTGAAGAATTCAAGGAGCATTTGACCGGAGACATGATGGATTTTAATGCAGATATACCGGAGCATTGGAAGGAATCTATCAAGCGAACAATGCTGGCTATAAGCCATGTTGAACACGCTGTCAAGACATTCTGGGCGCGACTGGATATGCGCATTGACAAGCCAGAGGTTTCGTTCGTGGGTTCCACATTTGCGGGAAATGAGGTGATACACTCGTTCGCTTACTCAGAACTTTTAAGTCAACTCGGACTGGATGATGAGTTTGAACATCTCATGGATGTTCCCGCGATCCATGATCGGACAAGATATTTGAAAAAATATTTAGAAGGAACATCGTCGAGGTCAGATAAAGAGTTTACTAAGTCGCTGGTACTTTTTACGTTACTGGTTGAAAATGTTTCCTTGTTCAGCCAATTTCTTATTATCTCTTCTTTCTCAAAATATGAGAATAAGTTGAAAACGATCCACAAGATAATTTCGGCCACAGCAAGGGAAGAGATTATCCATGGCAAGTTTGGCAGTGAACTGGTGAATATTATCCGGAAAGAAAATCCAGAGTGGTTTGATGAGGAGATGGAAGAAAAAATTAGAAGAAACGCGAGAAAGGCATTTGTAGCCGAGATGAAAGTATTGGACTGGATATTTGAAAAGGGCGAACTTGAATTCATGCCAAGAGAATGTGTGGACGAGTTTTTGAAATCAAGGTTTAATAACTCTCTGAATCTTATAGGATATGCAGACGAATTTGAAGTAAAAGAATCTTTGCTTGAAAAATCTGACTACCTGACCAATATGCTCACGGCAACTGCTGACTTTGATTTCTTTGATCAAAAAGGGCCGGATTATTCCAAAGGACAATCTTACGATCCTGATTCATTGTTTTAAAAAAAAGGTTGATATTATGAGAAAGAAATTTGACTGGCTCACAGATGATGCGAGAACATTTTTGTCACGAGGATATCTTGATGCAGGTGTCGCAGCGGAAGACAGGTATTGGGAAATTTGTCAACGAGTTGAAGAACTGAGTGGTATTTCTGGCATTGCCGAAGACATTTATAAGGCTTGTGAAAACAACTTAATATCATTTAGTTCTCCCATTCTTAGTAATTTTGGTAACGGTCGAGGTTTACCTATTTCGTGTAATATGGGTACAATCTCCGACACGCTTCATTCCATTACCTATGGCGAATATGAGATGTCCATGTTAGCGAAAAACGGGGCAGGCACCGCAAAGAACTTTTCGGATATTCGGGAATATGGTGCGCCCTATGGGTCGGATAAGTCCGGAAGAAGTGAAGGGATGTTATCATGGATATCAAGTTATGCTCAAAAGATTTCAAAGATTAATCAGGGAGGAATGCGCAGAGGATTCTTTACCGCGTATTCATCTGTTGAACATCCGGAGATTCTTACATTTTTGGATATCGGTGCCAACGGCGATCCTAAGAAATCGATTGGCTACGCTATACAAAACATTACCACGGGTGTAACTATACCGAAAGGCTGGATACAATCTATGAAGGATGGTGACAAGAAAAAGCGGGAAATATATTCCAAGATTTTGAAACGCAGATCGGAAATAGGTTATCCGTATATTTTGTTTGAAGATAACTGTGACGATAACAAGCCACAGGTTTACAAGGACAAAGATATGCCATTGTTCACGTCTAATATCTGCACTGAGATTATTGAATACTGTGATGATGAAAAAG